TCTCTAATATTTAATAAATCAGAATCTTTAATATAATTATTCATATCTTCTAAAAAAGTAATTGATTTATTTAATAAATCTTCATTTCCATCATCAGTAGTAAATGCACTTTCTATTTTAATGCGTTCAATATTTGGTTTAACTTTGTAACGACCAATAAATACTTCCACAAATTTATCAACTAATTCTAATATTTTTTCACCTAATTCATCAGAGGCTTTATGTCTAGGATAATAAGTTGTATTCCAATGATATATTTTTAAATTTAATTCTAATGTAAAAAAGAAATTAACTAGTTTATTAATATTTGATTGAGGATCCATTAATATATATAATAAAATTTATATATTAATTTATTAAATTAATTTTATATTTTTTTAATCTTTCATTCTTCTTTCTTTTTCATCTTGGTCATTTTTACCATAACACCAAGATTCTCTTTGATTACTACTGCATCTTTGGCTTCTGCGACAAGGAGGAAATGCTTCATTATCTTTAGCTTTAATTGCTTTTTTAAGATAATTTAATTCAATTTTCAAGTTTTCGTCGACATCATTAGTTATTTCAAAGTTTTCAATGCTTCTTTTAGAATTTAATAAATGTATTAAAAACAATATTATTAAACTTAGAGTTATAAAAATAAGGGCATCAGGATCTATCATATTATATATATTTATTATTAGAAAAAAATAAAAATTGATTTAAATAAATTTAAACAATATTTTACATATTATTAGATAATGTCGAAAATATTAGTTATTGTTGAATCACCAGGTAAAATTAAAAAAATTAATGAATATCTTGGTAATGGTTACATAGTTAAGGCTTCATTTGGACACGTACAAGATTTAGATAAAAAAACAATGTCTATTGATATACAAAATAATTTTAAACCTTTATATATTGTTTCTCCAGATAAATCAAAAGTAGTAAAAGAATTACGCGATTTAACTAGAGAATGCAGTGAAGTAATCCTAGCGGCAGATGAAGATAGAGAAGGGGAAGCTATTGCTGGTAGTTTGAAAGATGTCCTAAAATTAAAAGATCCAAAAAGAATTGTTTTTCACGAAATTACTAAGAAAGCAATTAATGATGCAATTCTTGCACCTAGATTATTAAATCAAGATTTAATTGATGCACAACAAGCAAGGCGTTTATTAGATAGATTGATGGGATATAAAATTAGTCCAATATTATGGGCATATAAAGTTGGAGAGAGTGCAGGAAGAGTTCAATCTGTTGTTGTAAGAATATTGACAGATAAAGAAAAAGAAATTGCTGATGCGATATCTGAACCATTTTTAAAAACTGTGGGAGAATTTATGTTAGGTGAGGCTAAATTTAACGGAACATTGAATCATCAATTTAAAAACTCTGATAGAGGATTAACATTTTTAAAGAGTATAACAAAAGAATCTATTTTTAAAGTTGCTACTGTTGAAAATAAAAAAGTAGTAAGAAAACCATCTGCGCCATTTATTACATCTACTCTTCAACAAGATGCTTCTACAAAAATGGGATTTAATGTGAAGAGAACTATGGATGCGGCACAAAAATTATATGAAGCTGGTTTAATTACATATATGAGAACAGATTCAACTAATTTATCAGAGGATGCATTAATTGCTTGTGAGAAATATATTAAAACAACTTATGGGAAAGAATATTCTGAATTGAAAAAATACAGCACAAAAAACAAGGGAGCTCAAGAAGCACACGAAGCAATTCGTCCTACAAATGTAGAAATAACAGAAGCTGAAAAATTAGAACCAGATTGCCAAAAAGTTTATTCATTAATTTGGAAGAGAACATTAGCAAGTCAAATGGCTAATGCTAAAATAAATGTTCAAAAGATTCAAATAGATATTCTACAAGATAAAAAGAGTTTATTAATTTTTAAAGAAAAACAATATTATTTTGAATCTTCATTGGAAAATGTCGAATTTGATGGATTTTTAAAATTATACGATAATACAAGTGAAGATGACGAAACTGTTAAAGGGAAAATAGAAATAAAAGAAAAAGATACAATTGATATGCAGAAAATAAAAATTTCTGAAGAATATACTAAATTACCATTAAGATTTAATGAAGCTGGATTAATTAAGTTTTTAGAAAAGAATGGTATTGGTAGACCTTCTACATATGCTTCTATTATCAATAAAATTATTGATAAGAAATATGTAGAAATTAAAAACATTGATGGTATTGAAAAAGATTCAAAATGTTTAGAATTGGTAAAATTAAAGATAAAAGAATCTGTTAAACAAATAAGAGTTGGTAAGGAAAGTAAAAAATTAGTACCAACAGAATTAGGAAATCAAATAGTTAAATTTTTACTAGAACACTTTAATCCAATAATGGAAATTAAATTTACTGCCGATTTTGAAGAATATTTAGATAAAATAGCAGAAGGCAAAGCTAAATGGGTTAATATTTTGGATCAATTTTATCAAAAATTTAATCCAATGTGTGAATCTTTGTCTAAAGAAGTTAAACAGAATAAAACATTAGCAAATAATGATAAATCACTTGGAATAGATCCTGAAAGTGGATTAGAAATATTTATTGGTAGTGGACAATATGGACCATTTGTTAAAAGATTAGAATCAGAAGATGCAACTAAATGGAAATATGCATCGATAAAAGGTGATCCAGAAGAAATGGATTTAGATGGTGCACTACAATTATTAAAATTTCCAATCTATTTAGGTAAAATTGGTAAAGCAAATGTTACATTAAATAAAGGTCAATTTGGACTATATTTAAAATATGGTGAAAAGAATATATCTATTGGTAGTAGAACTGAAGACGAAATTGATTTGAATACAGCGAAAACAATAATAGAAGGAGGTGGTGTTGATAAATTTGCAATGAAATCTTTTACAGTTAAAAATAAAATTATAAATGTTAAAAAAGGTGAATTTGGTCCATATTTACAAATAGTATCTGGTACAACTAAGAAAAACATACCTTTACCAAAGTCTTTGGACCCTGAAGAATTAACATTAGAAGAAGCATTAGGTGTTATTGCTGAGAAAAATGGAACTGAAAAAAATCCAGGACTAAAAACCGAAAAAAATCCTGAAAAGAATACAGTAGTAAAGAAAAAAAAAAATAAAGATATGGATGTTTGAAATTATTAATTTATAAAAAATAATCTAAGATTAAATATATAAAATGGAAAATATGGAAATGGAAAATATGGAAAGTGATGTTATTGTTTTATCAGCAAGTGATATCCAACCTCAATCAAGACGTATGAGACGCCGTCGTTTACGCAAATCACACAGAGACCACTATGGGCCTATGTATTCAGTATTTCACACTATTATAATGGTATTTGCATTATATTTATCATTCAAGTGTAATAATGGTTTTAATCCTGTAGATTTCTTACTTGCTTGTTGCTGCCCCGTCCTCTATATTATTTATAGAGCAGCAACATCTCAATTTTGCACAAACCCAATGCCTAGTTCTGCACTTAAATTGACATAATAAAAAAAATATATCCTATTTTAATAATGTTATCTAATATTATTAAAATACTTCATTTTATTTTAGTATCAATTATAATCACAGCACCATTTATTAATAATGATTATATGAAAAAAAATGTATTAATATTTTTAATATATCTTCTTTTTCAATATTTAACAGGATACCAACGATGTGGTTTCACTGAATTAGAATATTTAGTAATGGGTAAAGAATATGAAAGTGGATTTTTATATAGATTAATAAATCCATTAATTAAAATACCAGAAGAATATTTTGATAAATGGTTATTTGGATTTCATTTATTATGGATTTGTATTTTATTAAATCAATTAAATTATATAATAAAATTTTAATTCATCTTAGGTAATTCTAAATCAACAGCATATTTTTCAGATTCTGGTTTTAAAAATTTTTTGGCACGTGTAATTAACCAACCAGTTACTTGACCATCAATCTTTTCTAATAATTCTTTAATTTTATCATTTTGAGAATTTAAACCCTTTGATAATTCACCGTATAATTCTAATAATAAAACATCATACTTAGTTTCATTAATAGAATAATAATAAATATTATCTTTAATTACAGGATAAAATACTTTATTACCTTCATAATCTTTTCTATATTTTTTCCAAAGGTGAGGAGGTAATTGAGCTAAAGTTACACTCCAATGATGAATAGGATTACCGCTATCTAAACGAGGTAATACTTGATACCATCCATCTGCAAATTCGTCTTGAGTATTTGGCTTACATTCTACATCTCCAAAAACTTTAAAATGTCCAAAAGGAAGCTTTCTTTTTTTAACTACTTGTTCTTTAGGGAGAGGTATATCTTCAGAATCTACTTTTAACTGTGGCATATATTTTATTAATGATTTATATCTTTAAATAAAAAATTGATTTAAATAGTATTTTAAACATATATCAATGGATTCAATGACTAAGTTCAATAAAAACCCAATTACTGTAAATGAATTATTAAAATGGAAAAATAATTCAAAAATAAATCCTCGTACAAATAGAAAAATAAGTAAAGATGGTGATTTATATAAATTTTTTTCTAGTGAATACGATAAACATTTTCCTCTAATTAAAGAAGAATCAGAAAAAAAAGAAAATTTACAAATTAGAAAAGATTATAAATTGGAAGACAGTATTGATGATAAAGACCCTATTACATTAAATATATTTTGGAAAATAGAAAATGGTATGAAAGTGGTTGTTTATGAGAATATGAATGATTTAATTTTTTATAAAGATTCTCATAATTTATTAAGATGTTTTGAAAAAGAAACATTAGAATATTTGAAAGCTCATAAAATATCTAAACATCCTGTTACACAAGATGAAATACCAAAAGAAATATTTGAATTAGTTATTGAAAAAAATTTAGAAGAAGAAAGAAAACAAATGAGTGTATCAGAAAAAGCATTTGAAGTTTTTCAAAAATTTTCTACTTTATCTATTTTTATTGATTCAGAATGGTTTATGGATTTAGACAAAAATAAATTAAAAAAATTTCATTATGAAGCTTCAAGTTTCTATAGAGAAAATTTATCAGACTCGCAACGTTTTAATATAATTGATGCAGATAAATTATTCAATTTATCTGATAAAGAAATAGATAAATTAAATCTGGAACAATGTCAATTATATATGTTAAATAATATTGATATTTTATTAGAAGTTAAAAAAGAAGAATTAAAATATTTTATTAATTATATTTTAATAGGAGCATTAGGTATAGTTATACCGACTATACGCGATTTATATCCAGATTTTAGTTTTTCATTTAGTGTTTAAATATGTTTAAAAAAATTGAGAATATAAACATATAATATATATTTATATTATTAATGCAAAGTTCTGATACTAGTAAAAAACAAACATTAATAACTGATTTTTTCTTAAAAATAGAAAAAAAAGTTTATGGTTATAATGAAATAACAAATTCTTGGCATTGTTTAACTTGTGGTGTTGATATGGGTCCTCAAAATCCAAGACAATTATGTGGAAAATGGAGATGTTTGGATGTATATTATTAATCATCAGCTTTATCTTCAATGTTAAAAAAATTATATTCATTTAAAGTTAATTTAGGTTGACTATTTGGAAATTGTAAAGGTGGAGGTGATTTAGGTTTTTCTATTATAACAATTGGTTTAGGTGGTTCTGGATGTTCGATTGCAATTTCAGTTGGTTTAATTCTACCTAAAATTTCTGGAAGTTCAATTTCTTTCCAAGCTCTCTTTAATTCTTCTAATGTTTCTAACTTTTTAGGATTTGTATGAAACGGCATACTAACTTTGATTGCTTTACAACCACAAGGAAAACAAAAACATTCATAGCAACAAGTATTAAATTCACTTAAGTTTTCTTCAAATTCTCCAGTTTCAACCATAGTATTAAACCAACGAATAATATCATTTGGCATAATAGGAGATATTTCAACTAATCTATCATAAGATTCTTGACAAAAATTTACAAAATCTTTTGCAGCAGTTCTATCAGATCTAGATTTAGCAAGTTCAACTTGAATTTTACGAGAGAATTTATCCCAATTGATAGAAGATATTCTATGAGATTCTAATTTTTGAGCAACACCAGTATATTGTGCAATAGTAGAAATTATAGCTGATAATAAATTTAAACCACCTATTGCTAAAACAGAGAATCCAGCATAAGGACCAAATAGTCCTTGAGCAAAATTACCAGTACCTGTAATAGTAGCCATAATAATTACAGGAATAGTAAACCAAGCATTTAAACACCAAAATCTTTTATATGCTCTTTCGTGCATTGCTTTAAAACATTGTCCTTTATCTGCCCATTTTTTCAATATTCTTTCTTGTTCTTCCTTCCAAGGATAGTCAATTTCTTCACTCATTAATTTATATAAGAAAATATTAATAATAAAAATATTTTTATTATTAATATATTTTTTAATCTGTACTTAATATAGCTATAGGTCCACAATAAAAATCGTTTTCTACTTTTACCATATTATACATTCCAGACATCAAATTTAAATGATATTCCATTATTTCAGTCATATCATTTTCAATTTCAGAAAAACTTTCCAATTTTTCATCTTTGATCCACGCATACACAGGACTATTTTTTTTAGCTTGATAATATTCTTCAACTAGTTTTTTATAATCTTTGGTTAAACTTTGAAAATTTGCTTTATTTACTTCTGTTATTGTTTTCTCTTTATCAATCATTTTTATTATATAAGTTAAATCTTTTTGAAATTTAATTTTTCTAATTTTTAAAGAATTTGTTAAGTAAAAAGATGAATTTTCAAGCATTGATTTATAAAATAATATATCGTCTTTTTTTTGATTTCCTATTAATTTTTTAAGATTATTTTTAAGTTCATCAATACTATTTATAAGTAAATTTGATTTAACTTCTAATTCAATATATCTGTTGAAGCTATTATCCCAAGTTTCAATTTTTTTATCTACTTTATCCATTAAAATATTAATTAAAATATTATTTTAATGGTTAAAAAAATTATTAAATCTTTACAAAATTATTATTACTTTCAATTTTAGGGTTCTTTTTTATAAGTTCAATTTGACCAGCTTGTTTATAATCAAATTTACAGGAGTGATTTTCAGGAGGTCTACAACTAGCACATAAATTTTTATATTCGCATTTACAAGGGATTGCTAATAATGATGATACTTTATTTTTTTTACAAGCTTCACATTTTTGAACCATTATATACTAAAATTTATTAGAAAATAATTTTTAATCAATTTTTTAACCAATTAATTTTTATCAATTAATACTTCATATTTTGTATCGTTAGAGAACACTTTAGTATGTTCCATATTACCACAAATATCTGGAATATCAAAATTCATAATAGTTTTAAATTTTTCATAACAAGCACCTCTAATTGATTTTGGTATCATTGAATTACCATCAATTGAAGCTGTATTAATATCTGCTTTAATATATCTCAAAAATGTTTTACAATCTCTTCTAGCAGATAATGGTAATGAAACCATTTCTTCTATTTTATTTCTTATAATACCCCATTGATTTGCAAATTTACTATGATTTAATGCTGCTTGTTGATAACCTAATTTATCTTGAAGCATATTTAATGAAGAAACAAAAATAGAAATACCACCAAACAACCAAGCTATTTGAAATCCGTTTATAACTACGCCTCCTGCAATTACATTACTTAATCCAGAAAATGCAGTTAATAAATTTATTGTAATCATAAACATTTTTGATTTTTTTGAACTCATAGAATGCGCTTCAGTATGCATCCATTCATAACATTTTGCATTATCACACCAACTTGCTAAAAGGATATCAATTTGTGGTGTCCAAGTTAAACCATCTGGTTCTTCTTCTTTTTTTTCATTATTATCATTATTATCTGGCATTAAATAATACTAGATAATAATTATTAACTATTAATTTTGAGGTATATTGTAGTTACATTCTAAAAATCCGCTGTTATTTTTATTAAATTCAATATAAATTTCATTTGTCATATATGTTGTATAGGTAGTTGATCTATCTAAAATTATTTTAGCTTGTATTTGATTATTTAAATTATTGCTATCTAATACGGATATTTTAATTTTATCAATTTTATTATATTTAATTGAATCTTCTGATGAGATTAGGTTTCCTTGGTTACCTTTTTTAATTCGACGTATTGTCGATGTTTCACCTTTATCAGTAGTTAAAACTAATTCGAAAATGAATATTTGAGAGCCTTGTTCGTTGTTTTTATAAGTATATTTAGAATTTTCAGATTTTTTTTTGGTGATAGAATAATTTACTTCACACATTAATAATACTCACATTTTTTTTATAAAATATAAATTACTAAATATTTTTTTTTAATTTGGCGGGGATACACAAATTTTTGAAAAATCCATTCCAACAAAAGTACAGTTACAAATTGTATATCCATTAGAATTTTGTGAAAATTCGATATAAATATTCTCATTTTTTTGACTATACGCAGATTGTTCGTGATTAATTAAGCCATCTAATTCATAATTGAATGACATAT